CCTCAGTACCTTATGGTGCAGGCCCAACGCGGTCAGGCTAAGTCTACGATCACTGCAATCTTCGCCGTCTGGTGCTTGATCCAGAAGCCGAAGACCCGTGTTGTAATCGTGTCCGCAGGTAACGACCTGTCGAGCGAGATCAGCACACTCATCACCCGCATCATCATGAACATGGACATCCTCGCGTGCCTACGCCCGGACAGTTCAGCTGGTGACCGGACATCGGTCGAGGCGTTCGACGTTCACTTCTCCCTCAAGGGTGTGGACAAGTCGCCCTCGGTACGATGCGTCGGTATCGGCGGCAACCTCCCCGGTAAACGGGCTGACCTCCTGATCGCGGATGACGTCGAGTCACCGAAGAACGCAAGGACAGCAACGAACCGGGAGATCCTGCGCCAGCAAATCAAGGAATTCTCGGCCATCTGCACCAACGGTCGAATCGTGTACCTCGGTACGCCTCAGACCGGTGAGTCGATCTACAACGATCTGCCTGCTCAAGGATTCTCCGTTCGCATCTGGCCGGGGCGCTTCCCGAACAGACAGCAGATGGAAGTCTACGGCGACATGCTGGCTCCGTCGATTCGTGCCGCCATCGAACGGGATGGTAGCATTACGATGGGCCACGGGCTCACCGGTACACGAGGCGCTCCGACTGACCCTGTGCTGCTGAACGAGGAAACTCTCTGCAACAAGGAACGTCAGGGTGCTGCATACTTTGAATTGCAGTACATGCTCTGCACCGCTATCAGCGATGAAATGCGGTATCCCCTCAAGGCGAAGAACATCATCGTCATGAGGCTCGGGGAAATGCTCCCGGAATCAGTTGTACGAGGGATGACACCTGAGTACTTGCGCCAGTACCAATCTGGCAGTACCAAGGTCATGTGCTCCCTCCCGCAAGAGGTCAGCAAGATGCTGGCGAAGCAGACTCACCGAAGGATGCGGATTGACCCGGCTGGCGGCGGCGCCAACGGTGACGAGTCTGCTTACGCTGTAGTCGATCAGCTCAACGGCAACATCTTTGTCCGAGCAATCGGCGGTGTGCCGGGCGGCTACGACGACCCACAACTGGACAAACTGGCAGAGCAAATCCTCCGCTGGCGTCCTGACGTACTCGATGTCGAGAAGAACCTTGGCAACGGTGCGTTCACCAACATCCTGCTGCCCCGCCTGCGTAAGCTCGGCTGGCAAGGCAAGGTCGAGGAGACGTGGGAGTCCGGGCAGAAGGAGCTGCGGATCTGCGACACGCTGGAACCCATCCTCGGCAGGGGCTCGTTGATCTTCGACGAGACTGTGCTGGAAGAAGATTGGCCCTCTACGGGCTGGCACGAACAGGCCAAGCGTCAGCTGTTCACGTTCCTGCATCAGTTCACTAAGATCACTCGTGAGCGGGGCGCCCTTGTTAAGGACGACCGACTCGATGCCCTTGCTGGTGCAATCACACCCCTCGTGCGTGCCCTCGCTCAAGACCAGCTGCTCAAAGAGAAGTCTGCTCAAGAGGCTGAGTACGCCAAATGGCTGAAAGACCCTATGCTCCACAATCGCTGCCAACCAATGCAGGCGAGCGTTCGGATCTTTCAATCAACTATTCGTCGGAGATAACAAATCATGGCTCGTGCATCCCAATTTGCATCCCCCGGTCGCCTGCGTTCTGCCCAAGCGGTACGTCGTGAGGTGGCTTGGCTGCTTTCCCAAGCTGAAATCGCAGTGGCGAAAGGTCAGACCGCAGAAGCTGCGTTCACTGACATCCGTGCATTCATTTCCTCGGTAAACGCCTACGTCAACGTGGCTGCTCCCGTGTATGGCATCACCGCTGGCGCACCATCGCCTGCCTCGATCCTCGCCAACAACACCGCAGTCTCGACCGTGACCTTCAACGTGAAGTCCAACGGCGTTAACCTCGTAGGTGCCACGGTGAACTTCACCAAAGGCGGCGCCCAAGCTGCAACCAACACGCTGTCGGTAGCCTCTGGCGTCACCGATGCGTCCGGTAACGTGTCCGTAACCCTGAAGGGTTCGGCTGCTGGCTCCGGTACTGTCATCGCGACTACCACCAACACCGGTGCAACCGTGTCGGCCACCTCGTCCGCCATCACCTTGACGTAAGGTACACGCATGAAACAGCTAGCCAACAAGGTCGCCATCGCAGTTACTGCGGCGGTAGCCCTGCTGGCTGGCGTTGAGGGCTTGTCCACCAAGAGTTATCAGGACACAGGCGGCGTCTGGACACTGTGCTATGGGGAAACCCGTGGTGTCAAGCAGAACCAGACAGCCACCAAGCAACAATGCTGGGACATGCTTTACTCATCCGCTGTCGAGGAATACGACTGGGTGGCCAAGCAGCTCCCCGGACTCAACGCCAACCAGTACGCCGCACTCGTCTCCTTCTGCTACAACGTAGGCCGAGGCAACTGCGCCGCCAGTACCCTATTCAAACACGCTCGCTCAGGTAACTACGCTGCCGCTGGACTCCAGTTTGGCAAGTGGAAGTACGTCACCAAGGGCAAAGTGAAGCTCGACTGCGTCATCCGCAGCAACAACTGCTACGGGATCATCGACCGACGCAAGGCCGAGGCAACCCTCTGGAGCAAACCTCTGTGAATCCCCTGACCAAGTACCTCGGCATCGCCGTTGCCGTCCTCCTGCTCGCCCTCTGTGGCAGCCTGTGGGGCATCAAGGCGATGTCCGAGAGCCGAGCCGCTATGGTGGTATCCCTCAATGAAGCCAAACAGCGCCAAAGCGAAGCGGAGGCCAAAACCAGCCGCATCCAAGTCCAAGTCCAGTACGAAAAGGCCCGTGCGGACGCCAACCGGAGCCTATTGAGAAATGCTCTCAAAGAGAATGACGCATGGGCTCGGGCTGCTGTCCCTCCTGCTGTTGCTGACAGCCTGTGCAGGAAACCCGCCGTGTGCTCCCCAGCTCCCGGTAGCGTGCCCAGAGCCGCTGATTGACCCAACCACACAGGGTGGCCTCGCTGAAGCCGTACAGGCGTATCAGGAAGCCCTCCGTGCCTGCAATGCTGTTAACGGAGTAGCCCCTGATGGCGACCACATACAAAGATCTGAGGGGTGACAACACCACTCAACTAGGCTTCAACGGCGCTGGGCTGCGACAGGAGCTGACTCTCGGCTTCTTGCAGGGCAGAGCATACCGTGCCTATCGAAAGTTCACAGCGAACACCACGCTGCGTCTCACAGCCACCAAGCCCTTCATGCTCACCGAGCAGCGCCTCTCATGCTCAGCGGGTGCGGCAGAGGTCATCATCTACGTCGGAGCAACCAACGGTGGCACCTACACCGCGCTGCCCACCAAGTTCGTCAAGAACGGCGTGTACACTCCTGCCCATGTGTCAACCACGGTTATCGAGGTCGGAGGCACCCGCACAGGCGGCACAGAGCGCGAAGTGATCTCGGTCAACTCAGGAGCAGGGGCAGGCGCTGTCAGCGTCCAGAACTCACCACGGCTCCTCCCAGCAGGCACCTACTGGCTGGACATCGTAGTGACCGGATCTACCGTGGGCGTGTATTCAATCGAGTACGAGGAAATGGTAGACACGGCCCCAGTCTGATACCCGGCCCAAAAGTGGGATGTGTAGGCGCCACGTCCCCTCCGACCAAATGCTCCGCGATGCCCCCATGCGCGCCTGCCTGCGACAAGTGGCTCGCGTGCCTGCGTACTGGAAGCTCGCCTGTGCCCGCCTCAGGCGCGAATGATCGACAGGGCTATCGTCACCCTGGGAAACGGTGTGACAGGCTGGGAGACAGGCTAGCGGGGCGCGACGGGTATGATCTAGGCGGACGCCGGGAGTATCTGTCTCCTTGTCGGCTGGTCTGCCTGCTTAGCTAACTGGCTCACTATATGGATACGGAGACGTTCATCTATCTGAGACTACTAGTCAGGTACAAGCTACCACTAGCCATGGAACAAGCTACGGAACCAGCTAGGGTACGGACTCACTAGCTAGACAGTAGGTATCCAGACAATACTATCGACAATGACGGAACCGACGAACGGTAGTATACAAGGGATCGGATAGTATGGTCTTATACAACCACTGGCTCGACGGACTCTACATCCACCGACCAGCGAGGTACAGATGTTGACAAGCTAGTACAGAACCTGTACCTTATGTCTCACCAGCTAGTAACAAGCTCTTGGAGCGAGGCTAGCGAGTCACGGTCTTGGTACAGTTCGCTGTATCGGGGAATTCCAGACTCAGGTGCTAAGACCCACAGCAACAAACGCTTGACAGCTACACAGCAACTCTGTAGAATGCGAACCGTAACACAGCAACAACGCTCTTTAGTGGTAACAGCCTTGCCATAGGTGGTCGGCGAGTGCAAAGCTTAGCAGTGTAAGGCGACAAGCTCGCATCTGTTCGGTAGAGCACAACAAAGTCAGCTGTATGGTCGTGACGCAAGGGATACTCGACGTATAGAGTCCTTAGCCTGCAAGCGCTAGCATAGCTTGCCACTGTCGCCAATAAGCCCAGTGAAACGCCAGCCCGAATGGCGAGCAGTCCACGGAGTAATCCGCGAGATTGTCCACAGATGTGGTACGAACCTAGTGAGGTTCGGCAAGGTTGATCTGTATATGACCAGACGCCTTG